CCCCTGACGGCGCTGATCAACACGGGCAACGGTTCCAAGGGCTTCGGCTCCAAGGGTTTCCAGAACCAGGTCGGCGGGTATTATGGGCCTTTCGTCCGGAAAGGATCGTCCCGGCTGCCGATAGAGAAGCTCTATTCCCTTTCCGTCCCGTCCATGGTGGGCAACCAGGGCCAGGTGTATGGCCCCACGGAGCCGATGATCATGGCCAAGCTGCAGACCGAGGTCAACGCAGCCGTGGACAAGATCCTAGGAGGTTGACGCATGATAGCCACCTACTTACAGGATGACCTGGCCAAGGAGCTGGAGATCCTTTTTTCAGACTCCCATTACTTCGATGTGGATGGGAACCCGACGTCTCTCCACGTCTTCAAGCAGTTCCTCCCCGTCCAGGGCGTCAAGGACCTGCCGGAGGGCCTGACGGATGAACAGCTCGAGGAAGGCACCTATTATGCCGCCGAGAGCCAGGAGGACCCGTTCCCGTATATCATCGTCCGCCTGGGCCAGGGGACGATAGAGGAGCCGGACGGTGCGGAAAAAGTGTACGTGACCTTGCTGATGGGTGTCCACGACAAGAGTTATGACAACCAGGGCTATAAGGACATCATGCACATGATACAGGTGATCCATCACCGCTTTTCAAAAAACCCGGTCCTGGCGCACGCTTATGAATGTGTCATGCCTATACAGTGGGCGCTGCAGGACGAAGAGTCATACCCCTATTTTTTCGGGGGCATGGCCTTACAGTTTGAGCTTGTCCCGATCAGAAGGGAGGACAGATATACATGATGGATAATGTGACAGTAGCGCCGCCTATCAGCACGGTGCTGGTAGAAGACGGCGAAAGCCTCGGCGGCGTTCCGGACGAGAGCACCGGAGCCGGCGAGGTGCAGCAGGCCGAAGCCCACCAGGAAGAGGTGATCAAGGCGACCATCTATATGGGGCCGTCCCTGGATAGAGTCATCCAGCACGGGACCATATTTTCAGATGGTATGATCCCGGGCATCCTGGAGGCCAAGATCAAGGAGATCCCTGCCATCCGCGGCCTGATCGTCCCGTTTGAGCAGTGCGCTCAGGTAGCCAAGGCGATCACCCTGCCGGATGGCCGGTATCGGATGCTCTATGACATGGTGCAGGGCACCGCAGTCACAAGGTAAAAGGAGGTACGCAAAATGGCATTTCACCATGGCGTGAGGGTACTGGAACAGCCTACCAGCTTGACAGTGCCTATTTATGGGACCGCCGGTCTGCAGGTGGTCGTCGGCACCGCCCCCGTCAATCTGGCGGCGGATCCGTATGCTTGCACGAATACGCCCTTGCTGATCAACAGCTTCGCCGAGGCTTCCGAGCTTCTCGGCTATAGCGACGACTTCGAGAGCTATAACATCTGCGAGAGCATCGATGCGAGCTTCCGTGTCACCAACGTTTTCCCGCTGGTGGCCATCAATGTCCTGGACCCGACGGTCCACGTAAAGACGCTGGCCGCTAAGAACTACACCACGTCCAACGGCCAGATCGTGACTACCGACCTGGGCATCCTGGCGGATGAGCTGGTCGTCAAGTACAACGCCACCGCTCTGGAGAAGGACGTCGACTATGCCGTGACCTTCGACGACAAGGGCTATGCGGTCATCACCATCCTGGCAGTCCTGGGCGGCATGGCCAACGGCAACGCCGTGACGCTGTCCGTGAGTGGCAAGGCGATCGACCCGGATGCCGTCACCAAGGCGGACATCATCGGCGGCTACAATGCCTCCACCGGCACCGAGAAGGGCCTGGAAGTCATCCGCCAGGTTTTCCCGAAGCTCAATCTGACTCCGGGCCTGTTGGTTTGCCCTGGCTGGTCTTCTGACCCCAACATCGCAGCGGCCCTCGCCGCCAAGTGCGAAGGCATCAACGGCGTTTTCTCTTGTGAGTGCATCGTCGACCTGGACTCCTCTGCCGAGGGAGCCATCAAGTATACGGACGTGGGCGATGTGAAGGAAGCGTCCGCCATGATCTCCCCGCACATGGATGTAGTCTGGCCCTGTGCGAAGATTGGCGACAAGGTTTATCACGGTTCCGCCATCAAGGCGGCTTATACCGCGTACCAGGACGCCGATAATGACGACATCCCGAACCTGTCCCCGTCTAACGTTCCTCTCTCCATCTCCGGCATCTGCCTGGAGGATGGCACCGAGGTCGTGCTGGATGAGCAGCGGGCCAACGTCATCAACTCTTTCGGCGTGTCCACGTTCAACAATTACAACGGGTGGTTCCTTTGGGGGAACCGGACTGCTGCCTATCCGTCCACTACGGACCCGAAGGACATGTGGTTCTGCTGCCGGCGCTTCTTCTCCTGGTGGGGCAACAGCTTTATCCTGACCTATCACCAGCGCGTGGACTCCCCGGCTAACTATCGTCTGATCGAGGCCATCGTGGACGATGAGAACATGAAGGGCAACTCCCTGGTGGCGCAGGGCAAGTGTGCCGGAGCTGTGATCGAATACAGGGAGGAGGAGAACACCATCCTCGACGTCCTCGATGGGAAGATTAAGTTCCACCAGATGCTTGCTCCGTATACCCCGGCTGAGGACATCGTGAATGTCCTCGAGTTCGACCCGTCCCTGCTTCAGGCAGCGCTAGGAGGTGAATAAGGATGGCAAACAATGCACGGCCGACTAAGGTCAACTCTTACAATGTCTACTTCGGGGACAAGGCGACTCAGTTCCTGGGCGTCTCCGAAGAGGTCGCGCTTCCCGATTGGGAGGCATTGACCGAGGCCCTGAACGGGGCCGGCATCCTGGGCGAGATTGACGAGCCTATCGTGGGCCGTTTCGGCGCCAACGAGATCGAGATCCCGTTCCGGGAGTACGATCAGCAGATGTACAAGATCGCATCCATGACGGCCACGGTATCCCTGACGCTCAGGATCAGCCGCCAGGCTATCGAGAAGGCCACCGGGGAGACGGACTTCCTGCCGACCAGGATCGTCGTCAAGGGGAAGAACAAGGGCTTCGCGTCCGGATCCGTAAAGGCCGGTGCAGGGTCCGCCCCGTCGATGAAGGTCGAGATCTTCTACTATCTGCTTGAGATCTCCGGAAAGAAAGTTTTCGAGATCGACAAGCTGAACTTTGTTTATAAGGTCAACGACAAGGACCTTCTGAAGAAGGTCAAGAAGCAGATCTGATAAAGGTCTGGCACAGGAAAGCGAGGAATGGCAGATGGCAGTATCTAAGATCACGGAGCACCTGGACGATGCCGGAGCTGTCGAGGCGGCAAAGACTCCTGCAGTCACCGCCCCTGCAGCCGTGCAGGATGAGAATGATAACTATATCAAGTTTGCAAAGCCCTATGTCTTCGAGGATGAGACTTATGAGGGCGTGGACCTGTCCGGCATCGAGGACCTGTCCGCCAGGGACATGATCACGGTGCAGCGCAAGCTTGACCGGTCTGGCGCCGTGTCGGCGCTTCCTGAGATGTCCATGGAGTACGCCCTGATGTTTGCGGCCATGGGCGCGAAGCTCCCCGTCGAGTTTTTCGAGGGGCTGCCGCCCAGGGAGGCCGTTAAGGTCAAGAACAGGGTCACGCTTTTTTTCTTCGGAGCGGACTAAGCCCGGGTGACGGCGCATCCATACGCCGCATATGCGTGCGGATGTCCATCCTCCTGAAGACGGGGCTCGACGCTCTTTATGACTTAGCCATAAATGAGCTGTTTGAAATTGCCAAGGAGGTGACGGACGCTTATGGCAAGTAAGGAACAGCAGCTAGCGATCAAGATCGCCGGCAAGATCGACGGTTCCTTCACCTCTATGCTGAGCACCGTGCAGAGCGGTATCTCCAGCATTGCCAAGGCCGCATCCACGAGCATGTTGGCGGCCGGCGCTGCGGTCGCCGGGATAGGCGCCGCAAGCGTCAACGTGGGAAAGGAGTTTGAGTCGTCCATGTCCCAGGTGGCGGCTACCATGCTCCTGGATACGTCTTCAGAAGAAGGCATAGCACAGTTCAACGCTTTGGAGGCGGCCGCCAGGCAGTGCGGGGCGACCACCTCCTTTTCAGCGACTGAGGCGGCCCAGGCGCTGAATAATCTGGCTATGGCGGGGTATGGAGTGGATCAGGCGACCACGGCCTTGCCTACGGTGCTTAACCTGGCCGGTGCCGGTGCTCTCAGTCTGGCGGATTCCTCCCGCTACCTGACGGCCGGCCTTGCATCCCTGGGCCTGGACACGACGGAGCAGAACTTTAACCACTTCGCCGACGTCCTGGCCATCACGGCCAGCAAGGCCAAGACCGATGTGGCCGGGCTGGGCGACGCCATCACGACAGTGGGCGCCACCGGCGGCAAGCTTGCCGGCGGTCTGGACGAAGCGGCGGCGGCCTTGGGCGTCCTGGCTAACGTGGACTACACGGGGGCCGAGGGCGGCACGCACCTGCGGAACATCATCAACAGCCTGCAGGAGGCCCGGAACGCGGACGCTGCGGCCATGTTTGAGAAGATGGGCGTTTCTGCCTACGATGCCAACGGCAACATGCGCCCGCTGCAGGATACCCTGGGCGACATCGGCGACTATCTGAATACCCTGGACACCCAGCAGGCCAAGGACAACGTCATCAACACGCTGTTCAAGCAGACGGACCGTGCAGCTGCCCAGGCGCTCATCGACAATCTGGACAAGTGGGATGAGCTTCAGGATGCCGCCGAGAATGCCAGCGAGGGCATCGGGGCGGCCGCCAAGATGTACGCCATCCAGATGGACAACCTGGCGGGCGATACGGCCATCCTCGGGTCTGCCCTGGCAGATGTGGGGATAGGTATATACAAGAACATACGGGACCCTCTGAGGGAGATGACGCAGTACGCCTCCACGATGGTCACCAAGCTGGGCGACGCTTTGAACAAAGGCGGACTGACCGGCCTGGCGGATGCGTTCGGGGATGTGCTCGGCGAATCGATCACGACGGCGGCTAAGAATGCGCCGGCTGTCGTGCAGGCGGCGCGGGATGTCCTTACCAGCTTCGGCGAAGGCATCCGGAGGAATGCTCCAGCTATGGGGCAGGCCGGGGCGGAGCTGGTCTCCGGGTTTCTGAGCGTTGCCGGCACGTATATGAAGGAGTTCATAACAACGGGCGGCACGGTGGTCACGTCGTTTATTCAGGGTATGACGACGCAGATCCCGGGCATAGTCCAGGAAGCCACGCAGATAGGAACGCAGATCCTGCAGGCCGTCGGTGATGGGGGCAGCAGAGAGCGCCGTGGCCCGAATCGGCGAGGCGCTGGTGGCGGCAGCTCCCCGCCTCATTGCGGCGGGTGCCCAGCTGGCCGGCGCTGTGGCCAAGGGCGTCGTGTCCAACATCGGGGCGGCGCTCACTGGCCTGGGCGATGGGTCTGCCTCCTTCGCAGACCTGGCCGCCTCTTTCGCTCCCTTGCTGCTCATCGGGGCGAAGCTGCCCGGCGTCTTCCTGAGAGCTACGCAAGTAATGAAGACGTTCAAGGTGGGCCTGACTGCTATCAAGACGGCCATCGCCGGGATATCTGCTCCAGTGGCTGCAGTCATCGGGGTTATCGCCGCTCTCGGAGCGGCGTTTATGACGCTTTGGGCCACTAACGAAGGCTTCCGCTCAAAGATGACATCCATCTGGGAGGGGCTGAAGTCTTCCGTCTCTAGCTCGATCGAGAGCATCAAGTCTTCGTTGTCTGCCATGGGCGTGGATTTCGGAGCCATCACTCAGACACTCTCCAGCGCATGGCAGGGCTTTTGCAATACTATCGCTCCCCTGTTCACTGGTGCTTTCTCGGCGGTGTCTGCCACCATCTCGACGGTGGTCAGCGTCATAGCCGGCATTGTCCAGGGCTTGGCGGCGTTGTTTAGCGGCGACCTAGCCGGGGCTGTGAGTGCTGTGTCTGGCGTCTTTGACACTGTCTGGAATGGGATCCAGTCGGTAGTCTCTTCAGTCGTGACGGCCATCGTGGAAGTCATCAACAATCTGATATCCCTGTTTGGGGGCGACTTTCAGATATCCATCGAGGGCGTGCAGAACGCTGTCGATACGGCGTTTAATGCTATCGAGTCCGTTATCAGCGGCGTGATTGAGACGATAAGCGGGATCATAGATACATTGATAGCGCTCTTGACTGGTGATTTTTCAGGCGCCTGGGAGAGCTTAAAGGGTGTCGTTGAGACCGTCGGGGAACCGTTTGAGGCTGTCGGCGGGTTTATCACCGATGCGATTAACACGATTTCCAACGCTGCCGGGTTTGGCAATGTGCTGGATCCTGACTGGAACCTTATCAACGCCGGTGCTGAGCTGATCAGCGGGATAGCCAGCACAGTCGGCGGGTTTATCTCCGGAGCTGTGGAGGCAGTTACCGGAGTGGCCGGAACCTTCGGCAATGTCCTGGATGGGGACTGGAATCTGATAGAAGCAGGGACAAACCTGATCAGTGGGATAGCCGGCACAGTCGGCGGGTTTATCTCCGGAGCTGTGGAGGCAGTCACCGGAGTGGCCGGAACCTTCGGCAGTGCCCTGGATGGAGACTGGAGCCTGATAGAAACAGGAACCAACCTGATCAGCGGCATCGGCAGCACAGTCGGCGGGTTTATCTCCGGAGCTGTGGAAGCAGTCACCGGAGTGGCCGGCAGTTTCGGCAATGCCCTGGATGGGGACTGGAGCTCTGTCAATGCGGGGCCGGAGGTGCTCTCCAGCATATCCGGAACCGTGAGCGGGTTTATCTCCGGAGCTGTGGAAGCAGTCACCGGAGTAGCCGGAACCTTCGGCAGTGCCCTGGATGGAGACTGGAGCCTGATAGAAGCAGGAACCAACCTGATCAGCGGCATATCCGGCACTGTGAGCGGGTTTATCTCTGGAGCTGTGGAAGCAGTCACCGGAGTGGCCGGCAGTTTCGGCAATTCCCTAGATGGGGACTGGGAAGCGATCACGGCAGGAGCCGATAGCATCGCCGGAATAGGCGAGCCTGTCAGCGAAGCGATGAGCGGGGTCACCAGTGCGGTCTCCGAGGCATCATCAAGCGGCGTCTTTGACAGTTTCCAGAGCGTGGCCAGCGGCGCGGCTAGTGCTGTGCTGGGCGCTTGGGAAGGGGTCAAGTCGTTTTTCGGCGGTCTCTGGGACTGGTTCACCGGCGTAGAGGAAGCACCGGAAACTTTCGAGCAGATGGGCTCTGCAGCTGAGACAGCTGCAAGCCAGGTGAGCGGCACAAGCTTAAGCTACAGCGAGGCCATCGGCCCCATGCAGCAGTTTGCCGAGGTGCCGCCTACAATGTCTGAGGCTATGGCCACGGCATCGTCGGATATCGCCTCCTCTGCTTCTGAAATACAGTCGGCCATCCAGGAAAATTTCGGATCTGCGAGAACCTTCGCAGAGACTGAGTGGCCGGCCATCGCCCAGGCGGCGCAGACGGCGCTCAACCAGTGCGCGACCAGTACGGCGTCAAGCCTCACGATGATCGTCAGCCTGTTTACGGCATCGTTTGCGGCCATCAATGCCACCGTTTCCTCGAACATGGCCACGATGACATCCACGGTCACGTCTCAGTCGGCGGCTATGCTGTCGGCCTTCTCGAGCATGATGTCGGGCATCGCATCGGCGACGGCGTCCGGCTTTGCCTCTGTCGTAGCATCGGCCGAGGCAGGCATGTCACAGCTTTACAACACCTGTATGAGCTGGGCACAGCAGACGGTCTCTGCTATCCAGAACGCCTTTGCCAGCATGGTCATCACGATACCGGCTCCTAAGCTGCCGGTCATCAATGTGGGCACGAATACCGTGTCCGTCGGCGGCAGCTCTGTCAGCGTGCCGACCTTCTCGGTGTCATGGAACGCCCTCGGCGGCATCTTTGAGGACCCGACCATCTTCAACACGCCGGCAGGGCTCCAGGGTGTGGGCGAGGCTGGCCCCGAGGCCATCCTTCCCTTGGATACGCTTTGGACGCAGATGAGGGACATCCTTTCAGACATCCTCAGCAACCAGGGCGGCCAGGACGTGGCGGACAGCTTGCTAAGCAAGCTTTCTTCCATCGGCACGGGAGCGGGGCAAGGACTATCTGGAGATCTTGCTTTCGCTGGCGACGGTGGCGGCGGCATGACTATCACTTATGCCCCGGTCTATAACCTGAACGGCTCAGCTGGTGCGGCCGACATCCAGACGGCTGCCGAGATGAGTCAGGAACGCTTTGGCCAGATGATGAGCCAGTGGCAGAAACAGAACAAGCGGAGGGGATTCTGATATGGCGACATATACGACCATCCAGGGCGACACGTGGGACGTCATCGCCCTGCGTGTATACGGCAGTGAATCAGCGGCCGACTACCTCATGAAGAATAACCTCCCGTACCTCGACACATTTATCTTCAGTGCGGGCGAGGTCCTGAACGTCCCGGACCTGCCGGTGCAGGAAGATGACGCTCTGCCGTCCTGGAGGACGGCAGAGTCTACTTTGATAGCAGGAGGGGACCCGTACGATTGAGACCACGGAAAGCTTATGTGAAGATCAAATACCGGGGGAGCGGTGACAGCAAGGTCATCACGGACCGGGTCAGTGAGTTCACCTATTCAGACGCCGCCACTGGCGAGTCTGATGTGGTGGCTATCAAGATTCACAACGTTGATCAGGCTTTTCTGGAGCGGATGCCGCAGCGTGGGGACAGCTTCGACGCCGAGATCCGGCTTTCGGACTGGGATGAGGAGAACGTCCTCAAGATCTTCGAGTGCGGCCGGTTTTGCGTGGATGACCAGGATTTCTCCGGGTGGCCGCTGACGGCGAACATCGGCGGGACGTCCCTCCCGGAGAAGCGGGCCTTCCATGCCACAGACAGGACTTGTACATGGGAGGCGACAAGCATAAGCGAGATAGCCTCCGAGATATGTGGCCGGTATGGCCTTTCCCTTCAGTATGAGGGGCCAGACTGCTACATAGACAACGTGGAGCAGACGGAGGAGACGGATTGCGGCTTCCTGGAAAAGCTCTGTGAAGATTATGGCCTTAACATCAAGGTATACCGGGGCATCGTTGTCATTTATGACGCTGTCCTGTATGAAGCAAAGCCTGCCGCCCGGAAGATAAAGCTCACTGACTTCCTGGACTGGTCTTATAGCGGCACCATGACGGAGATATACACCGGGGCCACGATCCAGTACTCCAACAGCCAGCAGGAGGAGGAGTACGAGGTCGAGATAGGCGGAGGCGGGCGGATGCTCAATATCTCGGAGAAGGTCGACAACATCGAGGCCGCTATCATAAAAGCCAGGGCCAAGGTCAACAAAGCAAACCGGAGCGAGGAGACTTTCTCCGGGACGCTCCCTGGAGATCCCCTGCTCTGTGCCGGGATGAATTTTGAGCTGACCGGCGTCCCGGGCATAAAGGGGAAATACTTCATCGACAAGATAAGCCACTCGATAACGGCCGGGAATGCTTACAAGATGAGCATAACGGCCCACAAGGTACAGAAGGCGGTGTAAAACGATGGCAGACAGACCGATCAGAGTAGGCCAGGTTTCCGCCGTGGACTACGAGAAAGGCATGATCAGGGTAGTTTTTAACGACATGGACTCAGCGGTCAGCACCTGGCTGCCGTACGCCACGCTAGGCAGTGAGTACCACATGCCAGAGGTGGAGGACTATGTCCTATCCTTGCACATGAACAACGGGCAGGAGGCCGGGCTGGTGCTAGGGACCTACTGGAACCAGAAGCACACGCCCCCGTCATATGGGCCCGACCTTTTCAGAAAGGATTTCTCGAACGGGATCGGATCCGCATATTTTGAGCGCAACCCAGACCCAGAAGTTCTCCTGACACAGCTGATCATCGACACGGCCTTTCAGGTCCTGGTGGGCATGGCTATAACCGTTCAGACCCAACAGCCCATGACGCTGAAGGGGTCAGAGATCACGTTCACGTGCAACGGTGGCTCTGCTACCTTGTCAGAAATCATCCGGCATATCAGGAGCCACTGAAAGGAGGCTAGTCTATGGCGACCATAGGAAGCTTCGGCCCGGATGTCGTTTTTTCGGTCAGCAGTGATAAGGTCTTCACTTTCAGCAACGGCAACTTTTCCAGGGCTGAGCGATGGGGGGAAATAGCGAGGATAGGCAAGACGCCAAAGCTCCAGTTTCTTGGCCCAGACAGCGCCGAGGTATCCATGGACATCGTGCTGGATGCCACGCTGGGCATCAAGCCGTGGAAGACGCACCGCAAGATCATGATAATGGCGAATAAGGGCATCCCTCAGTATCTTGTCATCGGAGGCAAGAAGGTAGGCCGCTCACACGCCAGGTTTGTGATCAGCAAAGTATCGACGGCGTGGGGCGTCGTGATGGGCAACGGGGGCATACTCCGGATGACGATGAGCGTCACGTTCAAAGAATACTTTTGACCGGAGGTGTGGAAATGACGTCAGAGATCACACTGATAGGATTTGACAGGGTGAGCTCCACGGTAGTGTCGGAAATCCGCCGGAACCTGCGGGCGCTTCTTGCGACTCCCGCCGGGAGCTGCGGCGGGGATAGGTCTTATGGGATATCGACATCCTGCCTGGATCTTCCGCTTGAGGCGGCCAAGAACATGATCGCTGCGGAGATCATCGCGAAGACGGCCATCTATGAGCCACGGGTGGAGCTGACCAACCTAGACTCGACTGTAACCGACACGGGCCTCGTAAATCATTGCGAGTTCTCCCCTGCCGATTATGACGATGAATCATAGGAGGGAGGGATATCATGGACGCATCAGCGCTAGAAATCATCAAGGAGCTCCCCGATATATCCTTCATTGACGACATAAGCCTGGAGGACGTGCAGGAACTTTTCTTTTCGGCGTACCAGGACAAGTACAAGGAGGAGACGGGAGCCACAGTATCGCTCACCAGGGGCGACCCCATGAGGATAGCCCTGCTCTCGGCAGCTGGCATCTATTACCAGGCTCTTCAGAAGATTGAGACAGCAGGCCGGATGAACTATCTGAAATATGCATATGGCAGTTACCTGGACAATCTGGCTGCCACCAGGAGCGGCGTGGTCCGCAAGCCGGCGACGCCTGCCACGGTGACCGTGCTCTGGTCCCTGGAAACAGCCAGAGCCAGCGCCACAGGCATCCCTGCCGGCACCAGGGTGACAGCGGACGGCGTCACCTACTTTGCTACTTCAGAGTATGCCGAGATCCCGGCAGGGGCCACGTCCATCTCTATCGTGATGACCTGCACCACGGCAGGCGTGGCCGGGAACGGCTTCGCCCCCGGTGAGGTGGCCACCATCGTGGACCCGGTGCCCTTTATCGCATCGGTCCGGAACACGGACACCAGCGACGGAGGGGCGGACATAGAAGACGACGAGTCCCTGGCTGTCCGGGCGTTCCTGGCCCCGTCTGGCTTTTCCGTAGCGGGCCCGGAGGAAGCCTATATATACAGGTGCCTGGAGTACAGCCCCGCCATCGCAGACGTGGCCGTGACAGGGCCGACTGGCTCCAACGGCGTGCCGGCCGGGACAGTAGATATCCGGGTCCTCATGGATGACGGGTCAGGCCCGGAGCAGAGCGTCATTGCCGGCCTGCTGGAGTATCTGACGGATGCCCCGGCCCGGCCGCTTACGGACCATGTGCAGGTATCGGGCCCCGATTTCGTGAGCTATAGCGTAAGCATCACGTACTATATCGCTGCCTCAAACAAGGCCACCGCCCCCGCCATCCAGGCGGCCGTGGAGAACGCCGTCACCGAATACGTCGCCTGGCAGTCCGGCAAGATCGGGCGGGACATCAACCCCGACCACCTCCTGGCGGCCGTCAAGAATGCCGGCGCAAAGCGGGCAGTCATCGCCTCGCCTGTTTTCACCGCCCTGGATGACGTAGAGCTTGCGAAGCTCTCCGGAACGCCGTCCATCACATACGGAGGGATAGAGGATGATTAAAAGCCTTTATAATGCCCTCATCACGGACACGCTGGGCGGCCCATACCTGGAAGACCCGGAGATAGCCGCCTTCGCTTACGCCCTGAGAGCCGGCACCAGGCTGCTGCTCTCATACGCCGAGAAGGTGACGACCTATTCATACATCGACACCATGACCGAGCCCTTCCTCGACCTGCTGGCCGCAGAGCTAAGGACGCCTTACTATGACGCCAGCTATGACATCGGCGTCAAGCGCTCCTTGGTAAAAGAGACGCTCCGCTGGTATCAGATCACCGGCACCAGGGCAGTCGTCGAGGAGCTGGGAGAGACTATCTTCGGATACTGCAAGGTCGAGGAGTGGGATGAATACCCCATCCCCGGCTATCCGTATCATTTCCGTATCATCACGCAGGCACCGGCCAGCTCTGATAATGTGGCGATGTTCAATCAGATCCTTCGCCATGTCAAGAGCGCCAGGTCGTACCTGGATTCCGTCTCCATCTATCGGACGATAGACACAGGCGGAAGCCACGCAGCGGGGGCCGTTTTTTCTGTGACCAACCCCCCGCCCATCCGCTGCATGGCATAACCTATAAACCCGTCTCAAAAGAAAGGAGCGTGAGCACATGCCACAGCCCTATAGGGATGCGGTCATCACCAACGCCGGCGCGGCACTCCTGGCCAGGATCGAGCAGAGCACCGCAGCC